GGCGTGAAGCTTTCTTACTCGGGCCTTTCTTCTTTAGGTCAGCACTGGACGATGGTTTTTCTGGAATCGTATTAACTTTCATAATACCTCCGATGTTACCTTTTCAGGTTGTTATTTCTCTTGATGACCTTCACCAGCTTGCCTATGGCCACTATGACCCTAGGTAGTGTGGTGAGAAGGTGGATCAACAGGTGCTCCGTTATTAAGCGGTACACAGGTCAAACCATCAGTTGGTTCATCAAGGCAACCATAATGGTATCATCGTCCAGGAGGGCGATGGCTCGCTGCCGGGCAACAAGTTGCTGGGCAAGAGTCGCTCCTACTGGTATGCTGGCCGACACTTCCAAAATGAGGGGGGCGACGAGGGCCGCGAGGCCGTCAACACCCGTTACCTCAATATCCTGGGAAAACTTCACGGCACATTTACTCATGCCTTTGAAGTTACCTACGGATTTAGGGAAGGTTCGGTACAACGTGAGCGTGTCACGACTGGTTAATTGGTGAGATTCACCAATATACACCGATCGGTTCTGATATTCTTCGAACCTGGTGAAGTCGTAATCGACAGTGTTCGCGTCGTTCAGCACATCTACTGCCAAAGTGATAGTATTGCTTTGCATGTGGATCCTCCAGATACAATCCGATCTCTATCGCCAAAGTTTCTTGGCAATTATGATCAAGTCAAGAAGCTTAAAGCTATTGAACTTCAGTTTTACCTGAGGAAGAATAGCACGCTTCGGGTTAGGAATTCGCTCCGTAGAAATTACGGTCTTTTGGATATAACAATTTGACATGTTCCTCACATGGTCAGTGGAACGATACTGATATGTTCCATTCCATGTAGGTTCGTCTACATTGTTATAAGCAAATTCAGCATGCTGGAACGTCGTCTGTTTGACGGTGCCCCAGGAAGCTAGTGTTGAGAACCCAACGTCAGGCGCCCACGCACTAATAGTGTCACCGATATTGATAAACCAATCAATAATGAAACTAAAGGGAACTAATTCCCAAACAGTTTCAAGCGGCTTGTCAATGCCCCAAATTTTCAGGGCATCCAACTTGTCCAGCTCGGTTAACACACCCGCCCTTACAGAGATAGTATTCGACCATGATTTTGTTCGTACTTCGTCATAGGTATAAACTCCAACGGAGTTTGTATTTGTCCTAGACGTCGTCGTAACATCCTGGTCACTATCAAAGTACTGTGCACCCCCTCTAAAAGTAAGACGTAGGGGTTTAGAGCTCGCTTTCGTTTGTAGCGCAGCAACCAAACCTTTCGCGTCGTACATAAGGGGACGCAAGGCGTAACGGATCTCCATGTACCTGTTTGCTAATTGCTCCTTGCTGATTTCCCGCTTTAGATAGCGAAAATCCAGCTTCTTAATCCGTTTAATGATACGGATTAAGCGAGAGAATATGCTAATAAGGGACATGACGGTCTTCTCGCCTTCAGCGATCGTGCAGAGAGAAAGGATATCAGATGCATCGATATCCGCATACGCTTTATTAACAGCGTACTCCACAAGATCACTGACATCGTAAGACGGGATTTCGGGGAGATCTGTTACCCAGCTCAATTTGTTCGAGCTCGGCCTGTACTCCTCAATCTCTCCTACATACGGTTCCCATACATCAGGATTAGTACTTG